GGCATGAGCGGAGAGCAGGCCCAGAAGGTGTGGATGGGCTGGCGAAGCAGGCCAAGTGGGGTGTGATGCAGCCGCTGTTCCCGGCGCTAAGCGTGAGGCACAACAAGGCGGTAGCGCAGCGGCGGGGGAAGTACAGGAGTGCGGATAGCGGGTGCCAGTTGAGGTACATTCACAGGTGGTGGGGTGGTGATAAGCGGGTGTTTGGTGTGAAGCGGAAGACGGAAGGAGGCACTGTGTTGTTTGATGTGAGCGGCAGCATGGGGCTGACGATGGAGGAGGTGCATAGCATGTTGAAAGCGGTGCCTGCGCTGACTGTGGCGATGTACAGTGGGCAAGGCAACATGGGTGTGCTGACGCTGTTGGCGTACAAGGGGAGGAGGGTGAAGAAGATACCGGATGAGGGGATGCTAGGCGGGAACGTGGTGGATGGTCCTGCCCTGGTGTGGTTGTCACAGCAGGTGAGGCCCAGGTTGTGGGTGAGTGATGGGTACGTGACTGGGCCGATGGATGGCCGAAGCGGTGGAGGGCACGTGGAGTTCTGCAAGCTGGTGTGTGAGCACGGAGATGTACTGCGGGTGCCGGATATTGATACGTGCTGCAAGTTGCTGGAGATGAAGACAGTGCTGACCAGGAGGAAGCACGCTGGAATGGCCTACCAGGGAGCTGCCGGGAATGTGCGGCAGGTGAGGAGCAGCGTGGGGCTATGACGACGAAGACGTTCTGGTCGGTGGTGGGCTGGGCGGTGTGGGTAGCGATACTCTACGCGGCCATGGCCAAGGGTGAACTCCCTATTCCCTAGTGTGCCAAGGCACAATAGGATTACTCGGTACGTGTGCTGTCCGGTGATTCCCTTGGCACATCGTTCCCCCCTGTGTGTCGGCCTGAGGCCGGATACATGGGCTCGGAACACAGTGCCCCGGAGGAGGATGGTGGGCATGGTTGGTCGGTGGGAGCCAACTAGCAGTATGGCGAAGCCACAGCTGCGGAGCAGATGGAGCATGGAGACAGTGGGAACAGAACCGAAGGGCAGAGTAAGGGTGAAGGATCTGAATGCAGCGTTGGTGGTGATGCTGAAGCGTAGCCATGGCGCAGTGAAGGTGACGTGTGGCCGGTGGATCAGTGATGTGCGGCAGCCATGCTGTTGTCCGCTGACGCTGGTACTGGTGAGTGGGCGGCAGAGCAAGAAGGTGCGAGCGGAGCCAGTGAAGATTGTGAAGCGCAATGGACGCTGGAGCTGGAATAGCACCTATGTAGGTGAGCTGGGGATGAAGGTGCCACAGATGCTGGATGAGCGGTGGGGCTATTGGTACGTGCATGGCTTCGTTGGAGGTGTGGATGGGGATGGGGCTGCTGGTGCACCACCAACTGCTCATAAGGCAGCGTGTCGGAGGCACAAGGAGGGTGTGGCTGATGGGGCCACAGCAAGGCGGTGGCTGCACAGGAAGGGGATTAGGGAGTATGTGGATTTAACTGCTGCTGCATGAGCAGCACAGTTTAACGGAGGCTGCTGTGTTTACCTCGATATTGTACATAATTGTACATGAGGTGAGCACAGTGGCCTCTCTTTTTGTCCAAAGGGTGTGGATAAGGTGTGGATAACCTGTGGATAAGGTGGATATGTGGTCCTGATGTTGGATAAGAGCGGCGTATTGAGGCGATTTGAGGCGTATTAGGGCAACTCGGACAGATGTGCAGGCGTAGCGTGCGCGTCACGCGGGCGTCACGCGGACAGGCGAGAAGCGATTCCGCCATAATTGGCAAAACGTCGGGAATTCACCCGACCGCATACATGGAGGTGCACGCATGGAAGACGCAAGCGCACGACCGGGCAGTCTCATCGTGACAATCGAGGGTCAGACCGTGTTGGCCAAACCCAAGCGCTTCTCCACCGGGTCAGTGGGCTACAACGTGACTGGCAAAGTCACCATAAACGGCCGGGAGGTGCAGGTGTCCGGTAACCTGATCGAGATTAAGTCCAAAGGCGTAGCATGGGATTTGGTGGACTAGACCATACCACCCAATAGCGGAATAGGGTCGGCCCGGAGGGGTTGGCCCTATTCTTTTGTCCTGAATGCGCGCGCGATGGAGGGGGACGACGAGGGGGGCGACGGGGGGGGGGGGGAGCCCCCCAGCACCACGGCCCGCTGCGCGGGAAGCGGTTCTTCCTTGCGCGATATATTTTTGAAATCCGAGTTAAGCAATATGGCCTTTGGCCATAATTGCTTGACTTTTGGGTGCCAATGGCGCAGCTATAGCTGTGTGGAGCTGTGGCCTTTGGCCACATGCAGAGAGATCAGGGGTGGCGCCTACCGGCGCCGTGTTGCTGGCACCAAAGGCGCCTACAGCAAAGGAGGAGAAGATGGCGGTTGACATCGAGATCAAGGCCGATTGCGCCACCGGCATCGAATTGGAAATCAGCCCGCTGATCGCCTCTGGTGATCCGGACCTGGCTGCGGGCTTGGGTGACTATTGGCCCCCCGGTGCCATCGTGGCGTGGACCGTCGCGGATGAAAGCATCGGCTGGGTCAGCTTACCCCGCCTCACTGTCCGCGCCCAAAGTGATGCGCTGGGCAAGACCGTCTTCTTCCCCCGCTCCCCCGGCCAAACCTCTGTCGGTGCCCGCGTCTCGCTGAAGGATGGGAGGACGTTCAACGCCGTGGCCCTCGTCACCGTGCTCCCCGGTCCCAAAATGCCCGGTCCTGACATCGTAGGAGCTGTAGTAGGACACAAGTAGATGCGCATTCAACGCCCCACCCACACCCACCTGCCCCCTGCACCCGAGTATCCAACGCCACCAGTCATCCCTACCCCGGAAGACCAAAAGCAGACTGAGGAGCCTCGGCGTGCAGGGGGGCTCAAACGGTGGACCGACCGCGAGCAGATGATGGTCTATCTGGTCCTCGCCGGTCACAAAAGCCAGTACATCGCGGACAAGCTGGGCTTGGGCCTCCGGCGCGTGCAAGCTATCAGGAGCAGCCCCCTCTTTCACAGCAAGCTGCGCTCCGCCAGGGCCGAGCTGAAATCGCGCACCATGGGTGACTTCATCGAGCGCATCAGCTCTGAGGCTATCCCAAATTTTGAATTTTTTGTGGAGATGCGAGACAACCCCGATTACCACAACGAGGATTCGCGGGCGCGCATCCAGGCAGCCCGCTCCATCTCCACCGAAGTAGATCGCGTCTACCCCCGCGTGACCAAGCACGAGGAGGAGCGCAGCGTAAAGATCTCCTTTGACCAGAAGATGTTGCAGCAGATGGCGGCCGCACTCCGCGAGGATGACAACGAGATGCCTACCATCGATGTAACGCCGCCGCACTCCGATCAGCCGCTGTTGGCCCCCTCCCAGGTGGACGATTACATGGCTGCTTTGGAGAGCGAGATCGAAGATGCAGGCCCCAGCTGAGCAGATCCAGGTTGCAGAGCTAGTCGTCAACCAGAAGACCGGCGAGATCAGGCAAGCTGGCGCCGATGGCAGTGGCGCGTTTATCACCGAGTTCCGCAGGCGCTGCGAAAGCAGCCTCTATCTCTTCTCCAAGGGTGTTCTCGGCCTGGATCGCATGACCAAGAGCCTGCATGCGCCCGCGTGCAAGTTCCTCTCCGAGTTCCCGCCCTACCGCAAGCTCCTGCTGATGCCCCGCGATCACCTCAAGACCAGCATCTGCCGCGCCCTCGCCATCCACATGTTGTTGCAGCCCCCCGAGAGCAACATGTACATCCCCAACAAAGAGGGAGCTAGCACCCGTGTGCTCCTGGCCAACGAAACGGCCACCAACGCGGAGCACCAGCTGCGGTGGATCGCGCTGCAATTCGAGGGCAACCAGTTGCTGCGGGCCCTGTGGCCCCACCGCGTGTGGCGCAATCCGCGCGCCGAAGCCAAGAAGTGGAACGAAAAGGAGATCGTGCTGCCGCGCAGCCAAGACTATCCGGAGGCCAGCATCGAAACCATCGGTGTGGGTGGAGCTGTCACCGGCCGCCACTACGACGTGATGATCAAGGACGATCTGGTGACGTTGGAAGCGGCCAACAGCGTGCAGCAAATGCTCACCGCCATCGAGTGGCACATCGCGAGCCGCGCCCTGATGGATGATCCCGACAAGTCGCTGGAAGTGATCATCGGCACCCGCTGGGCAGTGCACGACCTGTACGAGCAGATCGAGACCAGTGACCCCAGCGTGGAATGTTTGACCCGCAGGGTAATCGAAGATGGAGATCCTATCTTCCCGGAGATGTTCAAGCACGAAACGATTGCTCGCTTGAAGTCAGAGCTAGGCCCCCTGTTTCCGCTGCTCTACATGAATAGCGCCGCAGATCCGGAGTTGGTGGACTTTGATATGACCAGGGTGCGCAAATTCTCGATCAAGGATGACCTGATCCACTTCAGCGGCACCGAAGATGATCTGGTGATCCGCGACAGACTTGAGGAGTACGGGAATAGACGCAAGGAACAGCTGAATTTGACACCACAACACGTGGGGAAGCGGCTCACCCCCGAGAATTTCGGCTTAGTGATGGGATTACGAGAAGATCACCTCAAAGTCCGCAGAGTAAGGAGCGTCTGATGCCTTCCGCCCAACAAGCAGCCAGAGGCAGAGCGATGCTGCCTAAGACGAAAGAGGGTCTTGCTAAACGGGACAAGCGGGAAATGGATATAGCTATTCTGGCGGCTGGTTTCCTTCCTCTTGGGAAGACAGCCGGAGCAATCGCAAAGGTGGCCGGTCCCCGTGCCAAGATGCTAGCGCGTACAGCGATCACCAAGTTCAGAAAAGCAAGAGTACAAAGACGGCTCCAACAAACAATGCGGAAAAAACAATCGTTTAAGGTCAAAGATCTGGAGGAGTTTGATCTACAAAATGCTCGCTTGGACAAGCTGGAGTTCATGCGAGGATTTCCGATAGAGTCTCCCAAACTTTCAGTGGCGCAACGACAAGAGGCAAAGGCAGCTGTAGTAAGTTCGGCAGGCATGGCTAGTCGAGCGTTGGTGGGGAAGGTGCGATCAGCAAAGAAACACGCAAAGCTGACGGGAGAGGCCAACCGGCACAGGCAAACCGCGCCTACTCCCACAAGGGCGACAGCCACACCTACACCTAGAGCCGCAAGGTCTCGCGGCACCCCCAGGAGGAAGTGATGGGCGCTACAAAGCAGGAGCCGTTGGAGGAAGTGGATCGCAGAGGTGCAGAGCCAGGCGGCGAATGCGTGATCTGCGGAGATCCGTGTTCCAAGGGGAGTAACCTTTGCTCCTTCCACCGGAACGTAAAACACGAAGATTGATGGACGATAGTCTGTCACTGGAAGCCCTGTCCGATAGGGCCGCCTTCTGTGATCCGTCTGGAGGAAAGACGGTCATAAAGAAGCAACGGGCCAGGAGTGCGATTGTCGTAGTGGCGCAAGATATGCTTCAGCGTATTTTCGTCTTGCATGCCTGGGCAGGCCATGTGAGCACTGACAAGCTGTACGACAAGATCTTCGAGATCAACTCCCAGTTCGTGCCCCGTGTCTTTGGGATTGAGGCTAACGGCCTTCAATCGCTGTTCGGGGATGGCATCAGACGAGAGGCGCGGATGAGTGGCAGACGCATCCCTCTGGTCGCCGTACACCAGCCGCCCAAACTGGAGAAGACGTTCCGGAACCGCAGTGTGCTCCAACCCGTGTTTGCCGAAGGCAGACTATTTATGCAGAAGCACCAGGTGGAGTTGGATGCAGAGTTGGCTACGCACCCAATGAGCCCTACGTTTGATTTGGTGGATGCGCTGAGCAGCAGCATAGCTCTCTTGCCAAAGAGAGTCAGGGTGGAGGAGGCTGATAGCGAAGAGGCGAACCTCACCCGGTATTTACGCAAGAGCGGCGCGCCGGTGTGGCTTATCGAAAAGCGCGTGATTGAACACAGACGCAAGTTGGCAAGCAAGCCACGGGAGAAGGCGCTGGACGCGCCCGTAGATTCGTGGTAAGCGCAATCATAAGGTAGCAGCTCACGGATGCGCGAAGCGCAAGGAGGAAGTGATGAGCGGAGCAGGGTTTGAAGACGGATTGAAGCGAGCAAGCCGCAAAGAGTCCAACACCCAGAAACAGGGACGCTCTGGCGGAGGCACACCGAAGATGGGGTTGAAGGGCGATAGTAATCCTACTCGGGGAGGCGGGATCAACCGCTCTACCAAAGGCAAGTAAGACATAGCTGCGCTCTGCGCGGCACTGGGAGGTGGCAATGGCTCAACAGATGGAAATCCACACTCTTGTGGAGCGTCAGACCATTGACGCCTCCGGTGGAAATATTGATACGGTTTCTGGCGTCATCGAACTGGGCAAGAAGGCCCGCGTCGAGTCGCTCTTGGTAAAGGCCACCAGCGTGGCTGGCACTCCCAGCTTCGATCTGGAGTGGGCAGGTGGTGTCAACAGCGTGTTCCAGGCATTTGGGCAGAACACCGCCCTGGTCACGGATAGCGCCACGGTGTATGGGGCCAACGCCGAGAATTTGCAGATCATCGCGCTGCCTGCGCCCCTGTCGCCGCAGATCAAGTTTCGACTGCGTGCCAGAAGTGGCAGCCCCAGTGACGCACAGTACGAGTGCTACGCCTACGTGCGTGAGGACTACGAGTAATGGTTGCTCGGCTACTGGCGGTACTCATTACGCTGCTGGCTGCCTGTTCTGCTTGGGGGCAGCCCGGTAGCTGGTGGACGACACACCCAGCTAACTCTACAGCGGCGGAGCAGAAGATCCGCTTGATGTTTGACCAGAACGGAGATTGGCTCGGGCTGAACGCGCTGTGCACCACTGAGATGACCGGCGTGCTCTCAGATGCTGGCCGCATCAAGCTGGCGTGCGATGCCTCCAACATGCTGGTCGTGTCTATCAATGGTGGGGCCTACATGACGATTGGCGGAGGCGGAGGCGGCAACGTCGCTGGCACTCCTCCGTCTACCGACCATGCCATTGCACGTTACGATTTGACCACCGGGTTGATAATCCAGGATACCCCGCAGTGGACTATCACAGATGGTGGTTTGATGACGGGGGCGACCAGCACCGTAGCTGGTTCCACTTTATTGGAATCCACAATAATTGCAGCACCGGGCGCTCCATCTGCTGACCAGTGGGTAGGTGCGAGGGGCATAGCCTACAATGACGGAACAGATAATCTCACTACCATCGACAATCTTGTTGGCGCGAGTGGCCTAGCTTCGCAGAGACACGCAAGTAGCACCGTGAATGGTGCAGTCGGCGTAAGCGGCACCGTTAGCACCATTGCTGCCGGGACTATCACCAATGCGTATGGCGGATCATTTGCCGTTGTCGCTGCTGGCGGCGGTACAATTTCTAATGGATATGGCGTGTATATCGATGATGTCATCGCCAGCAATGACCGTGCGCTTTGGCAAGCTAGCTCCGATGATACCAACTTTTTCGCAGGTAAGACGGGCTTCAACAATCAGACACCGCTTGCACAGGTTGAGATTGTTGGTGACCCCACTGGTCCCAATGTCGCGCTGATCGTTGAGGCGGAGTTGGGAGGTACAGCAGACGCTATTCAGATTGAGAATGGTGGTGGCAGTGATGCCCTGATCGTGACTAATGCGGGTATAACGAATGTGAATCCCCTTGGCCTTGCTGCAATGGATTTTATTGTAGAAGGCGACAACATGAGTAACCTGCTGGCGACTGACGCCTCGGGTGATTGCATTATGATGGGTGAAGCTACCTCATGTGGAATCAATGTGGGATTGAACCTGGGGTGGGGCAGTGCAGCCGTTCGTTTGCCACGGGTAACTACGGCAACTCGGACTGGATGGACTAGCGTCAATGCGATGCAGGTGTACGACACTGATTTGAACCAGATGATGGCCTATGTCGGTGGAGCTTGGGTAGATATGGGCATGGGTGCGGGTGGCATTCCTGGCGGCAGTACTACCCAGTTCCAATATAACAACGCGGGGGCCTTTGCCGGGGCAGCCGAACTTGTCATCAACGCAGCGCCAGCCGAGTTGGCGATCAATGACGGCAATGTTGACTTGGACTTTCGCGTAGAAGGTAACGATCCTGCTGCAACGAATCTGCTCCGCGTCGATGGTGGGGATAGCTGCGTTGGCGTCAACGAGGACTGTGCGGGGAATGGAACACTCGCCGTAACCGGCCTAACGGCTGATACCGCGCTGCTCGTCACGGGCAACGGGTCATCGGACGTGGCAACATTCGACAACGGCACGGACGAGTTGCTGCGAATGTACGACACACAGATCGTCGTTAACGAGGATGGGGCTAATCACGATTTCCGCGTGGAGGGCGACACGGATACGTTTTTGCTCTTTGCTGATGCTAGTGCAGAGTGTGTTGGTATCCGTGGAGGTTGTGGTAACGAGTCGCTTGCTGTGAATCACACTAATGCTGCGCCCATAGCATCGGAAGCCATCCATGGCATTGCTATCACGACAGGAGCAGCGACGGGTGCACAGATTGGGGTCGTCGGTACATCGGAGAGCCAAGGTGCCGCAGTTGCCGCAGGGCACGTTGGTGTATATGGCGCTGCGAGTACAACTACAGCAGCAGGCGATACGGTGGCTCTGACCGGCGTGCAGGGGGAGGCCACGATGAACGCTTCCGGGACAGCCGTTCCTACGGCGGCTGGTGGAAATTTCAGTGTAGATAGTTTTGCAGGCACCATCGACACAGCCTATGGTGTTTTCACCGAAGTTGGCCCTCCTACGGGGACGATTACGCTAGGATACGGGGTGTATATCGCGGACATCCAGGCCACCACGCAAATCGGCATTGCCCAGGTCGGGCAGGACGA